CGGCCCCCCCCCTACCCCCCCCCCCCCTCTTTTTGAATACAATATAATTATAAATATAAATATAATTATAAATATAATTATAATAAAATATGTACAATAAATATATTGTAAATTAAAAATAAGATATAAAAATAGATGTAAGGATAGTTACATAATCATAATTTATTAGGAATAAATAAAAGAGGGGTTCACGGGGTTCACGGTGTTCACGCTATTTTCATAAAAAATTCAAAAACAAAAAAATTTAAAAAATTAAAAATAAAAAAAAACAGGTTTTTATAAAAACTTAAAAAACAGCGTGAACCCGTGACCCCCTCTTTTTGAATACAATATAATTATAAATATAAATATAATTATAAATATAATTATAATAAAATATGTACAATAAAAAATAAGTTATTATACCTTTTAACATTTCAAATGCCGATTTTTGTCTGAATAAAAAATTATTAAAAAATGTAAAATTAACAGGCGTGCTTACTCTCACAAAGTCGTTCGCATTTATTACAATATTTACATTGACAATCATCATTAAAATTTCCACAATTATTACAATATTTACATTGACAATCATCATTAAAATTTGTACAATTAATACAGCAACATACTAAACAAGAACCATAACAATCGTCAGACCAGTATGATGTACCACTTCCTATACAAGCATGACAATTACTTTTATTTTTGATTTTTTTTTTAAATTCTTTTTTAAACGGACAACTATCCCCACATTTTTCGCATCTTATACAATTGATTATTAATGGTTCAATGTTTGTATTAACTAATGTTAAAAATGAATTTGCATCAATTTCAACCCAAGGTTCTGGTCTATCTTCACTACACGTTTTATGTGTATTACATATTTCATATAGCCGAATAAAAGAAGTTATAATATTATAACTTCAGATAAAAATATAATTTTTTTATCAAAACTTTTAGAATTTTATATAAAATTACAATATAAATAATAATTAAAAAATTATATTTTTATCCGAATTTTATAATTTTACCTGAAGTTATAATATTATAACTTCAGATAAAAATATAATTTTTTTATCAAAACTTTTATAATTTTATATAAAATTACAATATAAATAATAATTAAAAAATTATATTTTTATCCGAATTTTATAATTTTAGCTGAAGTTATAATAATATAGTTTTTGAACCAGATGTAAAAAAATTTAATGAGAACAATTATAATTTTTACAGTGGTTTTGATAATTATGATGAGAATATAGAGAGTATAAAAGAAGAAGATAGTAAATTTTTAACATTATTAAAATATATATGTAATGATAAAAATATATATGATATATTTAAATTATGGATACATCATATAATAACGAAACCATATAAAAAAACGAATGTAGGAATAATATTATATTCGAAACATGGAGGTGTAGGGAAGAATGCAATAGTAGATGGTATAATAGAAATAATAGGTAAGAAATATAGAGTATTATTAAATAAGATAGAAGAATTAGATAAGACATTTAATAGTAATTTTTGTAATAAATTTTTTTGTTATGGAGATGAAATAAAAACGAATGCGAAGAATTTTAGTGATGAAGTTAAAAAATGTATAACAAGACCAGAAGAGAATTATGAAAGGAAGAATATAGATGCAATAACAATAAGAGATTATAAGAATTATTTATTTACAACAAATAATAAGAATGCGTTTAAAATAGAAGAGAATGAAAGACGTTTATTAATGATAGAATGTCCATTAATACCATATGGATATGATAAAAATAAGGATGAAGAAGATAATAGATTAAATAGTCAGAGATTTTATAATGATTTTTATGAAGAGATACAAGATAAGATAAAAATAAAAGAATTATTTAAATATTTTCATAATTATAAAATGGATAATAAAGAATTAGAATATTTTGAGATGGGTAAGAGTAGAATAATAATGACAGATTATAAAAAAGAATTAGAGATAGAACAAACACCTGCATACCTAAAGATATACTCGCTGAATATATTGTTAATTATTGTACTAATGACAATATTTTTAAAGTATTAAATTTATGTTTTGAAAATTATGAACTTCAAACATTTATTTATAACAATAAAAATGTAGATGATAATTATTTATTTAATTTATCAACTAATGAAGAAGGCGAAAATATAAAACCTTCAAAATTTAATAGATTAAAATTTTGTACAAGATTACAAAAAAATAAGTGTATTAATATTTTTAAAGATAAAATAACATTGGAAGAAATTAAAAATTTTATTGTTGAAAGTACGTCAAATGATAAATTTGAAAAAATATTTGAAAAAATTTTTACAACATCAAGACTTAAAACTATTTTATTAGTACAATCATTAACAGAAGAAGATTATACATTATTATATAAAAATTTACAAAATAATAAAAATAATTCATCATTAAATGCAATTGATAGACAAGAACATACAATTTTAGATAATAATGATGAAAATGAAGAATTAAATAAAGATGATAATATTAATGAGGTTGAAAATGTTGAAAAAATAAGAGACATTAAAAAAAAGAGTAAATCACTTAAAAAATAAAAATTGATGGTTTAAATATTTTCAAATAATTAACTTTAATAATTTATTATAGTTAAGATGAATACAATAAACTCATATTATTGTAAGGTTTGTAAAAAGCATATGCAAGGAGAACAACAAAAAGAACATCACATATACACTAATAAGCACGAATTAAAATGTTTATTGGAGTATAATAAAAAAAACTGTGTTTTTATTGATAATTTCAATAAAAACAAAAAATCAATGGATTTTTACGATTATGACAACGATAATAATTTAATTTGTCGTTGTTGTTTAATAAGAGTTCATCCAAATCAACAATTAAACCATCTTAAAACAGTTAATAAATTGCATAAAAACAATTAAATATATTTATTATTTTTTTTTAATTAAAGAAATTAAAGTTTTTTTATTTTTACTTGAATAATTTGTTATATTTTTTTTTTTACAAATTTTTATTAATTGATTTTTGGTTAAATTTTCTAATCCATTATAATCATTTAATAATTCAAACTGTATAGCAACAACACCATATTTTAATTCATCTTCTTTGGTAAAATATTTGAAATATACACTTAATCCATGTTTCATATCAGGCATGCCTGGAAGACATTTTTGTAATCCTTCTTTTTTTAAATATTCTTCAAATGTTTTATAATATTTTTTATTAGTAATTTTTGTAAAAACACTTCTTGGTAAAAAATCTTCATTAGTCCATTCTACTATATCACCAATTTTCATATCATAAAATCTACCTTTATTTTTTCTACCTTCAACAACTTTAAGACCAAGAGATATTAAACTAAACCATGGTTCTGATAAATTTTCAGTATAATTTGGTTTTATAATATTCATATTATATAATATTACATATAAAAAAATAATTAATTTATAATATATATATAAAATTTATTAAATAAACAAAAAACTACTTGGATATTTAGTTTTCCATCTCAACATAAGAATTCACATCAAGTTCTAATTGAAATTCATGTTGATAAATTCTTTCTATTGTAGATTTATCTTCTTCACAATATAAGATAAATCTCCAATTATGAATTAATCCATTTGTTGTTAATGTAGGTGCAAACCATATAGCAGTTATTTTATATATTTTATTTTTTACAATACACATATCATTTTTTCTTAATTCAGATGCTTTAATAGTTTTTTTTTTCAAAACAACATTTTTATTTACCTTTTCCGTATATGGTTTATGTGTTAAAATTAAACTACCATTATCACAAGTATCGTCATGTGTAATAATAACATAATCGTCGTCTTCTTCAAATACTTCATCTTTATATTCATTTATAGTTAAACTATCATAATATGGTGCACCAATAGGATATCTTATTTTCATTTGAAATGGTTCTGTTTTTTTATGAACGTACATGAATATATAATATGTTTCGGTTTCTATTTTCAACATTTTTTTTGCTTTTGCTAATGTTGTAAAACCTCCAACCCAACCATAATGATTTGTTTCACTTAATACAATATATTTTATTGACATATTTTATTATTATTATTATTATTATTATTGTTATTTTTTTAGATTTAAAATAAATCAATTTTTTTTTAATTATTTTAGTATAATAAAAAAATTGATTTAAATTTATTATAAAAGTATATAAATAAATATAAATAAATAACTTAATAATAACACAATATGAGTGATTATACATTAACTGATGCAATTAATAATAAAGCATTTATTCCTAACATATTTGGAATATATTTAAATGCAGATGGAAATATTTATAAAATATTATCCAATATTGAAGGTTGTAAATTAAAAAAAAATTCATTAGGTACATTCTTATTTACAATAAAAAAAAATTGTTTTTCAATTATTGTAATAGAAGACGAGTTTTATTCAGATCATATTAATATTTTGAAAAGATTTGATTATACTGATAAATCAATCACAGATATTCAATTAAAAAATATAATTACAAATAATATAGACTGTTATATATTTTCAATGGAATTTAATTTTGATACGGGATTTAATTCAGTATTATTACATAATCCAAATTAAGTTTAAAGATATATTTTATAATTATATTATATAATGATTAACGAATTACAATATCAAATTAAAAACGATTTATATGAAATATATCCAGAAACATATAAACCTGTTTATAAAATAAAAGAAAAACTAAATGTATTATGTGGAGGTGATTATAACACAAACGTTTTTTCTTTTGAAAAAATAGGAAATGAAAACGAAATTATAACACGTATGAATAATTCCTTTATAGGATTTTGCAAAGATATTTTGTTGAATCCATCTTTTGATTATTTTAAATATTTAAAAAAATCTGGTATTGAAGAAACAACTTTTGAAAATATATGGAAAACAATAAATTGTTATAATATTTGTAAAGATATAAAACAAAATCCATTCAATTGGATAAATCACAAAAATTTTATTGAATTCAAAAATTTGAAATGTATTAATAGTTATAATACAAAAAATGATTATTGTTATCACTATCCAATACCTTCTTTTATAAACAAAAACGATTTTATACATGGAATAAAAATGGGAAATAGTAATTGTTTTAATTTTATTATTGAATTCAAAGAAGTTTTTTGTGTAATTCAATGTATGGGAAGTTAAAATAATCCAATTTAAAAAAATTGAAATATTTAATATCAATTCAAATATATAATATCATAATTTCTTGCTGATGCTAATCTTTCTAAAAAAGATTTAATGTTAGGCGCTGTATAGCATTCATTCGTATTTGAAACATGTCTAATCCAAAAATTAAATTCAATTGTGTCTTCATCAGATTCTTTATCATAACTTAAATAATCAACATACTTAGATTCAAAATTATCCCAAATTTGAAACAAACCATTTTCATCTTTACAAATAAATTGTCCTATACCAAAACCAACATCTTCAATATAAATATTTCTAATATAATGTGTAAAACCTTCACCCGTTAAACTTCATGTTTCTATTTTAGTTACGCGAAACCAATTAATATTACCTTCTGATGTTTTATGTTTAATGTATTTGAATGCGGATGCTGTATCAGTATGAATTGCATAATCAAAATGTTCTTCTGTTTTTCTAATATGTGACATTATTTATAATAATATAATAATATAATAAATATAAACTTTAAGTTATTTTATTTTTACATATACTTTAAAAAAAATTGATTTAAATTTATTATAAAAGTATATAAGTATATAAGCATATAATAAATTAAAATGGAAATACCAACTATTTACGCAGAAGAGCATTTATCTGAACCTTGGTTTACCCTTATATCGCTTGGACTAAAAACTTGTGAAGGACGATTGTATAAACGCCGATTTAAAGAATACAAAATAGGTCATATTATTAAGTGGTGGAATAATGATTTTGACAAAGGAAGAGTTTGTTTTACAAAAATTATTAATATAAACTTATATAAAACATTTGAAGAATATTTGATTGACAAAGGATTAAAAAATTGTTTACCAGGTATGCCAAATTTAGAACATGGATTAGATGTATATTTACATTATTTTGGAAAAGAAGATGAAACAAAATATGGTGTTGTATCGTTTGAATTAGAAATAATTAATTAATAAATTTATATGGTGGTAATATACTTAATATCCGAATTTTGTTAGTAAATAAAAACGAATATTGACCTTTATTTAGTTCTCCAGTGGTTATTGTATTCATTATTATATATATAATAAAAACTACTTATACTTGACGATATAATTTTTGTTATAACTTCTTTCATTTTACTAATATTAATAATCTTTATAAATTTTATTTCAATTTTCTCAAATATTGATATTTTTTATTTGATTTTATAGATAAGTAGATAAGTATTCAATTGCATCCACTTCATTTTGAATTATATTTCCATCACTATCTGGACCAATATTTATTAATAACTCTCCTCCCAATCCAATTATTGTATTGTATAATTGATAAATTTGTTCTCCGCTTTTATAATCCGTTTCATGTTGTTCTTTATTATAACCCCAAGAATATCCAATTGTATTTACATGTTGCCATTTTAAATCTAATTTTTCTTTTGGAATATATCTATCTGAAAATACACGATGATCACAACAAGAATAATCTTCATCTTTTATGCCTAACCTATCATTTATTATTATTTCTTGTGATTTCATATTTAATGCCATATTTTTTATTTTTTCTCTTATTGATTTTTGTGTTATTTTCCAATCTCCATCAAACCACATATATTTTGGTTCATATAACATTAATTCTTCTATTTGTGGTATACAATATTCTTTAAAATATTTTATATTAAACGATTTTCCAAATTCAAACCAAGAATAATAAAATCCAAAATCAATATTTTCTTTTTTACATTCATCACTAAATACTTGACAAATATCTATTAATGACTTATGAGAGTTTGTTGCTGTATTCCATAAACAAACACCATCATGATGTTTAGACGTTAAAATAATATAACTTGCCTTATTTTGTTTAGCAAACATAACCCATTGCTTTATTTTATCTTCATCATCAACAATCTTATCCATATTATCAAAATAATCTATACCACTAAAATTGTCTTCATGATATTTTTTAGTGAAACTTTGTCCTGAAATTGGTCTAAAATTATTATCATCAATTAAACGCCCATAATACCATTCTGAACCATTTTGAACTCTTCTTCTCTTTGCCGAATTAATATCATCATACCCATAATATGAATATAATCCATAATGAATAATAATTCCAAAAGTCATTTTTAAAGTTAAATATATATATATATATTTTTAATTTGATTTTTTAATAAAAATATATTTCAATTTTTTTTTAATTATTAAATAAAAAAATGTGCTATTTATTGTAATAAAAAATAAAAAATATAATTTCAAAATAGAAAATATAAAAAGTATTAAAATGAAATCGGAATGCGAACAATTAATTTCAAATTTAGAACAATGTTTGAAAAATAATAAAAATATATATTCGTCATATTCATATAAAAAAGAAAATTCATTTAATTATAGTTTTTATGGTAAAACATATACGTGTAATAAGAATCCATATGATACCTATTTTATAAAATAAATAATATTTAATAATTTATAATTTAAAATTAAATATTATTTTCTTGTAATAATTAATGCCATTTTTTAATTAAAATACTTTATAATGATTGTCGATAATACATTAATCCTTCTTTAAGAAGTGAACTAATTAATCTAGTTACTCCAATTCCTCCCCCACTTCTAACAATAAAATTATGTTTTAAAAATTCATTCATTTCGCCATCAACTCTCTCCCTACCAAATTTATCATATAAAATTTGTGCATATTCACCTCCAGAAATTGTAGCAAATCTAGATTTCATATCTTCAACATCACAACTTCTCTCATCACTTCCAATAGTTTCCATGGTTTAGATGTATATTTACATTATTTTGGAAAAGAAGATGAAACAAAATATGGTGTTGTGTCTTTTGAATTAGAAATAATTAATTAATAAATTTATATGTCGCGTGTTATATTATCAAGAAATGTTAATAATTTATTTAAATTTTCAGTTTTTATAACATTATCATGATAAATGTCACAAATACAAGGATGATATAAATGTAAAAAGTCATAAGATAAAATTTGGTAAAACAACTTAATATTATAATAAGTATCGTTTTCATCGTGAAACTCTGTAGGCATTTTTTTTCGTAATAAATTAAAAATATGTTTAGTGTCTTCATTATTATTTAAAATAATAAATATTCCATATAACTTCATATGATATAAATCAACATTATCTGATTCAGAAATAATTTGTGATAAATCATATTTATATTGATTTATTTTTTCTTCATCATTTTTAATATTATTATAAACACAATTATAATTAAAATTATATAATTCTGATATTTCTGTTTCGTTCATTTTATTATATACTCTTATATAATTATCTTTAAATAGTTTTTATATTATCAAATTAAAATCGGAGTTTGAAATGTAAAAAGGTGTAAAAGCACAAAAAAATGCAATATGTAATTGGCATTATGTTGGTTCAGATTGTACTAACCGTACTTTTCTTAATTAAAGTAATTTAATAAAAAAAATTGATTTATTTTAAATCTAATTATAATTTAATATATAGTTAGTTAATATAAAAATATACATATATAATGGAAAATAATAATTTAATTAATGAAATAAATAAATTAAAAGTATTAATAGATACTTTACAAAAACAACTTCAAACACAACAAACTGAAATAAATTCAGTAAAGCAAATAGCTTTAAAAGCACAAAAAGATGCAGGAAATCATTGGCATTATGTTGGTTCAGATTGTACGAACCATACTTTTCTTAATTAAAGTAATTTAATTAAAAAAAATGATTTATTTTAAATCTAATTTAATATAAAGTTAAATTATTATAATTATATAAATATAATAACAAAAATGACAGATGGATCGATAAAGAAGAATACAAATTAAATAAGAAACCATTAATAATATCATATACAAAATACAATGAAATCACAGAGAATTTACAAAATAAATTAAATAAATAAATAATAAAGAACAAAACCGAAAAAACACAAAATAATGAAATCAATATTTTAAAAAGTAATCAAACACAATATAAAATAGAAGCATTAATTAATAATGATGATGACAATGATGATTTTGAAATAATAATATAAAAAATCATAAATTTATATTTTTTCATTTTTTTCAAATTTTGAAAATCAACATTTTTTATTGACGTGTAATTTTAAATATTTTTATGTTTTATTGATATTTTTAATAATAAAATAACCCCAAAAAATCTTATAACTGTAATCCTTATGTTTATTACTTTATATTACACTAAAAAAAGAGAGCAATAAAAGTTAATAAACATAAGGATTACAGTTATAAGATTTTTAAGTTTAATTAATGTTTAAACAAATAATGAAAATAAAAAAATATAAAAAGTCAGTTCAATAAAAAATGTCGGTTTTTGATTTTTTCAATTTTTGAAAAAAAATAATATATTAAAATCTAAAGTTAAAATTAAGTTTTAGCAATCCCGAATTATAAATGAAATTAATAAATATTCAAATTCATTGTTTAAATATACATTAAAACATATGATTTTAAAATATAATTTTAACAATACAGTTTTAGCAAATAAATATTTAAAACCATTTAAAAAACGAGATAATAAAGGAATATATTTTGAATTTGGAAATGAAGGAATATTATTAGAACATTTGAAAAAGATAGATGAGAAATATTATAAATATATATTTGAAGAAGGAGAAGAATAAAGAAATATTATTATATAAATAAAATATTTATTTATTAATAAAATAAATTTTAATAGAGTAGAGTTATAAAACTATGAATTTTAACCTTGCATTGTATATAAAATATAGTAAAAACAATAATTTATATAATAATTTATTGGATATATGAGTATAAAAATAAAAAATCATTGATAAAATAATTTAATAAAAATATTTATAAAAGAAAGTTAAAAATAAAAGGGAGTGATTTTTAATAAATTTTTTTAAAAGGATGTTATATATTTATTTATAATATCAAAATAAGAATACATACTATACATACTCTACACTATTTATATATAATAAATATATATTAATATTAATATAATAATATATTGATATATATATATACTTTAAAGTGGTATTGATGTGAAGACTTTAGTGTAGAGAATGATTTTTATGTAGAGTATGAATTATAAAAAATAGGATATTAAAAAATTGATAAATAATATATAAGAATAAATTATTATAAAAATTAAATAATGACAACGAACTATGTATATATAATACAAGAAAGAGAATTTATAAAAACATTTGAAAAAATATATAAAATAGGAAAATCAAAACAAGAAAAATGTGAAACAAAATATATTATTATTTCAAATAGTTTGTAATAACTGATTAGTAAAATCGCAAATTATATTTATTAAAAGAAAGTTATTAAAAGAAAGTTATAAAAAAAGATGTAAAGAATGATAGTAACATAATTATGTATCATAATAAAGTTTCAAAAGAATGTTTAATTAAATAAAAAATATAATGATAAAACATATTATGATAGCATATTATGAAATCGCGGATTTTATTGAATAATGGTATACAATAAAATAAATAAATTTATATTTATATATCAATAAAAAAATATAAAAATAAAGTTATAAAAATAATATTATAAAAATAAAGTTATAAAAAAGATGTAAAGAATGATAGTAACATAATTATGTATCATAATAAAGTTACAAAAGAATGTTTAATTACATAAAAAATATAATGATAAAACATATTATGATAGCATATAATGAAATCGCGGATTTTATTGAATAATGGTATACAATAAAATAAATAAATTTATATTTATATATCAATAAAAAAAAAATAAAAATAATGTTATAAAAAAGATGTAAAGAATGATAGTAACATAATGATTTAACATAATCATGAAAGATAATCATGAAAGATAATCATGTAACATAATTATGTATCATAATAAAGTTTCAAAAGAATATTTAATTACATAAAAAATATAATGATAAAACCTATTATGAGAGCATATTATGAAATCGCGGATTTTATTGAATAATGGTATACAATAAAATAAATAAATTTATATTTATATATCAATAAAAAATATAAAAATAAAGTTATAAAAATATGTTATAAAAATAAAGTTATAAAAAAGATGTAAAGAATGATAGTAACATAATGATTTAACATAATCATGAAAGATAATCATGAAAGATAATCATGAAAGATAATCATGAAAGATAATCATGAAAGATAATCATGAAAGATAATGATGTAACGTAATCATGAAACATAATAAAGTTTCAAAAGAAGGTTTAATTACATAAAGAAATATAATGATAAAAGATATTATGAGAGCATATTTATGTGAGCGCGTATTTTAAAAATATGTAAATTAATTATCAAAGAATAATTGAATAAGATGAATGAATTTATCACTTTTATTAATTGGATTAATCCAATAATCAATTTCATTTTTTAATATATTTAATCTATCATTCCATTCATTTATTTTTTTAATTTTAATTAAACCTTTTTTTTCGGTTGTTGTCCAACATGAAGATATTTTAATTCCATCTTTAATATAACTATCAGGATTAAAACGAATAAATATTATAGGTCTATGATTAAGATCTTGAGATATTTCCATTAATCTTTTATTTTCACAAGATGAATCATAAGAAAAATGTTGATTTTCATCCGTTTCAATAATAATTATTTGATAACCTAAATCTAAAAATAAATCAGGTCTTCTAAAAGAACATCCATCATAAATTTTTTTATCATGAATCCAAGTTAATTCGTTAAAATTATTTTTAATGAATTCCAAAACATATTGTTGTTTAGTTTTATAATGAATAGATTTATCAGGATATAAATTAGAGAAACAATATAAACAATATCCTTCATATTTATTAGAAACAATTAAATCGCACATATTAGTTTTACATCTTTTAGAAATAACATTTACCATATTAGGTAATCTATGGTTATAACAATAAATTCCATTATTAACATTATTATAATTAAATATTGGATATTTATAACAATTTTCATATAAGCATTTTTTATAGTTATAATTAATCATTCCATCAAATTTATGTTCTTTACAAAACATTTTTGAAAAAAGATTTACATAATTATAAGAACCAATATTATTACATTCTTTAAAAAAACATTTTTTAAATTGTCTTTTATGGTAATATTTTTTATTAAATAAATTTAAATTTAATTTATATTTATTTAATAATTTAATATAATCATTATATTCATTGTCATCATCAATTATTTCCATAAAATATATTTATTATAAAAAGATTTTATTTTAAATTCATAAAATTTACAATTTATAAAAAAATTAAAATTTATAACAATGATTAATCTAAAAGAGAAAGAATAATAATATAAAAATAAGTTATAAAAATTAAATTATTAAATAGATGTTATAAAAATAAGTTATTAAAATTAAATTATTAAAATTAAATTATTAAAATTAAATTATTAAAATTAAATTATTAAAATTAAATTATTAAAATTAAATTATTAAATAGATGTTATTAAAATTAAATTATTAAAATAAGTTATAAAAATAAGTTATAAAAAAAGATGTAAAGAAGGATAGTTACATAAAAAAATGTCATAAAAAAATGTCAAAAGAAGGTAATATTATATAAAAAAACTATTGAAAAGAAATTATGAGAGCATGTTATGTGAGTGCGGATTTTATAGAATAATATAGAATAAAATAAATAAATTAATATTTATATATCAATAAAAAAATATTACACCTTGAAGAATTAAAATCGGACAAATGATATAAAAATAAAAAGACATATTATTTTGTATTATGACGATATCCCAATTTAAAAGCCAAAAAACATTGAAACACCATTTTCGTGAAATAATAAATAAAATTGGTGTATGCGATAGCGTAAAAACAAAATATCCAAGCGAATATTTGGATTTGTGTGAAGTATTCAAAAGGCATTCTGATTATCCAGAGAAATTCATTGGATTTGTTGATATTAAGATTGATTATAACCCTATATTTATAAATCAATTAGAGGTTTCTATTATAAAAAATGATATGACCATAGATGATGTATCAGTATTGAATAATTGTATAACGGGGAAACCAAAAGATAACTTAAAAATAGCTATGAGAGTTTGTATTCAAGCACAGATAGATGAATATAAAAATAAAAATCCCATAAAAGTGTGTGAATTATGCGGCGAACATGATAGAATAGAAATAGATCATCATAGTGAAAAATCTCCTTTTGCTAAATTGTATATTGATTTTATGGATAATAATAAGATACCTATTCCTACATCATTTAATGATACAAAAAGTCATATGAAATGTTTCAAAGAATTAGATTGTGATTTTGAAAATAACTGGACGAAATATCATAAAGAAAACGCAATTTTAAGAATGTTGTGTAAAACATGTAATAACTCTCAACCAAAATATAAAAAATAATTGTCCCATTATAATTCTTCAAGGGTATAAAATAAGTTATTAAAAAAGATGTAAAGAATGATAGTAACATAATCATATAACATAATCATATAACATAAAAAAATGTCAAAAGAATGTTTAATTACATAAAATATATATTGATAAAAAGTTATGAGAGGATGTTATGTGAGCGCGGATTTATATAAAAAATATATATTAAGAATGAAATTAACATAATGATGTAACAAAAAAATAAGATAAGAAGATAATAAAAATAATTTTATTATAAAAAAAAAGATATAAAAGAGAGTATAATATGATAATATATATATATATAATATAAAGATGGTAAGAAATGAAGAAGAACCATTAGAAACAATAGAAATAATGAGAAATGAATATGAGAAGATAATGAGAATGTTAGAAGAAGGAGTAGAGAAGAAGAAGAAAGCAACAGAGAAAAGGAATGAATGGACATATAAATATGTAAATAAACCGGAGAATATAGAAAAGATAAAGGAAAAGAGACGAGAATATGCAAGGAAAGAATATGAGAAGAATAAGAATGATGAGGAATATATGAGGAAGAAAAGAGAGAATGCATTAACAAATTATTATAAAAAAAAGCATGAAAAAAGTATTTAAGATATTTTTCCATATATAATTATATATAGAAAAATGAATATACTAATAAATAAATATTTTGAAAAAGAAGGAATAAAATACTATTTACCATTAAAAGAATCGACAGTAAAAAGAGATAGTAAAGGAAGGTGGACATTAGATGGAGGAATGTCAAATTTTAGAAAAGAAGATTATGAAAAAATAAAAAAAGGAGAAAAAATAATGATAGAGGGGAAGAAAGGAAAGGAAGATTATGAATATAAATTAAAAACAAGTTATGAAGAAGCAGAATATTATGAATTAAATATGAATGCAATAGATGAGTGTATAATAATAATAGATATAGATGAAGATATCAAAGAAGGAGATAAAGAAGAATGGTTAAAAGAGAATATACCGGAAATGATAAGAGGATTACCATATACAATATCAAGAACGAAAAGGATGCCGCATTATTATTGTATATTAGAGGGAGTATGTAAAGAGATATTAAAAGAGAAAGTAAAAATAATAACAGATTGTTTAACATTTTGTAAAGGTGATATATTAGGATCACATGTATGGGAGAGAAAAGATAATGAATTAAATAATTATAAAGGAGAATTACCAAAGATACATATAAATGAATTAAAGAGATATATATTGAAGAAAGGTTTAGATAGATTTAATATAAATGAAGAAGATACAATAATAATAACAATAGATAAATTAAAAGATATAGATGAAATAAGTGAAATAACAGAAGATATAAATTATAAAAATAGTAATATCATAAACATAAAAGAACTAAAAGAATACTTAGATGGTTTGAGTGAGAATAGAAGTGATAATTATGAAGAATGGAAGAAAGTAGTATGGGGGATATCAAATATATGTAAGGATAATAAATGGTCATCAAAAGTAAGGAATGAATTAATTCATGAATTTAGTAAAAAATCAGGTAAATATGATGTATATAGAGTAGATGATTTTATAGATAATCACATAAAAGAAGTAGTTTATGGGATAGGTATAGGAACAATAATAAAATTATATAATGAAGATAATAAAAGAAAGATAACATTAGATTATATATTAAGAAATAGATTGAGAGATAATGATATAGCAATATATATAAAACAAATATTAGGAGAGAAGTATGTATGTACGGATATAAATAGAAATATATGGTATATATATGAGAATCATAGATGGAATGAAGATGATAATGGTATAACATTATATAAAGAAATAAGTAAGAAAGTAGTAGAAGAAGGAGAGAAAAAATGTAATTATTATAATAAAAAAATAAAAGAAATAGAAATGAGTTTAAATGAAACAAAAGAAGAGAAAGAAATGAAAAAAAATGAAATAAAAAAAAGAATAAATGAATTAAATAATTTTATAGATAAATGTAAAAATAGAACAAGTAAGACAAATATATTTAAAGAATTAAAAGATGAATATTATAAAAAGAATTTTGTGGATAATTTAGATATAAATCCATATATAATATGTTGTAAAAATGGTGTAATAGATATAAAGAATAAAATATTTAGAGAAGGTCGTTGTGATGATATGTGTAGTATGACAACAGGTTATGATTATAAATCATTAAAAGAAATAAAAGAAGATAATGAATTAAACAAAAAATATAATGAACTAAAAAAATTTATGAATAAATTATTTGTAATAAAAGGGATACGAGAATATATGTATGAACATTTAGCATCGGTATTAATAGGTGATTCCAAAGAACAAGATTTTAATTATTATATGGGGAAAGGTTCAAATGGGAAAACAATGTTAGTAAATTTAATGGAGAAAACATTAGGTGATTATTATGGTGTAGCACCAACTGCATTAATATGTTCAAAGAAAGCGAATATAGGAACATGTACAGGAGAAATAGCTTTATTAAGAGGAAAAAGATATGTAGTAATGCAAGAACCAACAAAAGGGGAAATAATGAATGAAGGAACAATGAAAGAATATACGGGACAAACACCAGTATTATGTAATCCAAAAAATAAAACACCATTTTATTTTACACCAATGTTTAAATTAGTAATATGTGCAAATTTTACTTTAAATATAACGAGTAATGATGATGGAACATGGAGAAGAATAAAAGTAATAGATTTTTTATCAAAGTTTAAATATAATTCAGATAAAAATGAATTGTTTGAATTTGAGAAAGATATAGATTTAAAAGATAAGTTTGATGAATGGAAAAGTATATTTTTAGCAATATTAACAGAGAAAGCATTTGAATTAAAAGGAAAAATAAATGAGAATAAATATATAAAAAATGCAACATTAAGATATAGAGATGAACAAAATCGAATAGGATTATATATAAGTAAGAATTTAGAATTTGAAGAAAATAATAATTTAGAAATGAATATATTAGATTATAATTTAAAAAGTTGGTTTGAATCGAACTATAGATCAAAAATAGGATTAAAATATTTATTAGATATATTAGAGGATAATTATGATATAAAAATAAGTAATACAAAGGTATATGGAATAAAAATAAAAGAGAATGATAATATAATAAAAAGTGATGAAGAAATATTTGTGGAAGAGTTTAAAAAAAGTTTTGAAATAATAGAAGATGAAAATAAAAGAGAAGAATATTATATAAAAAGTATAAGAATTAGTGAATGGGCACGATTAAAGAATTTAAAGATATATACTTCAAAATCAATAAATAAAATATTATTAGAAAAATTTAATTACAATAATAAAGATATAACATTATATAAAAAGAAGAAAATAGATAATAAATCTGTGTTATGTTGGTTTGGTTTAAAAGAGATAAAAAGAGATTAAAAAAATAAAATATAAAAAAGGTGGAAAAATCTTAAAAAAACTAAAAAATTTTAGAACTTTTAATATAAATTAAATATTTTATAATTTATAATATATGTATATTTATATTGATAAATATTGTATAAATATAATATTTTTTTAAATATTATTGATAAAAAAAGGTTGAAAAATCTTTTTTATATTAATATTTATCAACCATTTTTCAACTTTTTATATATCATTATTTATTGTATATATATAATAAATAATTTAAAATGATTGTAAAAAAAAAAGGTTGAAAAATCTTTTTTTTTTTTACAAAAAGAATATAGAGAATAATATATTTATATATAATAAAAAAAATAAAAAAAATAAAATAATAAAAAAAAAATTTATAAAACTTTATTTTA